GGTCCAGGTGTAGGAGTTGTTCGGGACCATCTTGGCGTTCTTGGCGAACGCCTCCTCCAGCGCGGCCGGCGTGGGGAAGACGTCCAGGAAGTCCTTCTTGGGCTTGCGGAGCAAGCGGCCGGCCAGGACCTCGTCCAGCTTGGGCCCGTCCGGGACATACGCCTCCATGTTGCCCGTCTTGCGGACCTCCTCGGAGTGCTCGCGCGTCTGGTCCGTGATGTTGAGGATGCGCTTGCCCTCACGGACCAGGAGCGACTGGGTCCACCAGACGCCCGGATACTCGCCCTTGACGTTCCCGGCCAGCGAGACGACGTCGGCCACCATGCGGTCTTTCAGGCCGGCGTCCTTGGCCTTCTCCTGGCCCTTGGGGACGTACGCCTCGATCCGGTCGACGTGCACCGGGTCGATGATGACCAGGCATCCGACCAGGTTGGCCGGCTTGATGAAGGCTCCACCACCGGTGGAGCCGAGCTTGGGAACCGTGGTGGTGTTCTTGGTGCCGGTGCTTCCGAAATTCGGCATCTGAATCTCTCTCGTAGATCTGGGATCGGGGATCGTCGTGCGGGTCGATCGTACGGTGAGCAGGCTACCTCGTACTGCTCTCCCAGGCTTGGACAACACCACCCCGGTCATGACTCCGGGGCCCTGGACCGATCAACATCTGGCGGACGGCCGCCGGTCTCCCGGTGCCAGTCACGGCGTGCCGTCCGTCGCTCTCCGAGCGGGATTCGAACCCGCACCACCTGATCACCAGGTCAAGCTCACCAGTTGAGCTATCGGAGAACCTCGGCACCTTTCCCGGTCCAGCAAGCCGAGGGCCCGCCTTGCTTCCGCGATACGTACCGATCGTGATCCCGGGAGGAATTGAACCTCCAGCCCGATGTTCCAGGGGCGGCACCAGCAGTATCGAGATCGGCTCCGGTGGTGCACTCACCGGGCTTTTACCGTGTCAACCTGTCCCGAGTCAGTAGCTCCAGCGGAGTTGTCCTACCGTGACCCGTTCCCTGCTGACAAGTGCAACTCTACACAGGGTTGAGCACCCTGTCTAGCTCTGCTGGGCCAGGACCTTGATGCGCTCCAGGCCGGCCCGAGTGAGTTCTTGGGTCCATTCCCCGACCTTCATCGCCTCGGCCCGGATCGACCGGAGCTCGGCCTTGTCGGCGGCGTAGTTGATTCTGTCCATCCAGGTCGGGAGAGGAAGACCTCCCAGGGTGTCCGAACCGTCCTCGTCGAACGGGTCCGGCTCCTCCGCCTCGGCGGCCAGAACCTCCTCATCGGATGGCTCGTGCGCGGCCGGAGTGGCGCCGCACTCATCGCCACCCCCGCCCCTCATCACCATCCGGGTGCAGACCATGCCGGACGATCCCGGGCCTGCCTCGAACGCGTGGTTACGCGGATCGTCCTGCTCGCGCTGGGCCCGTTCGGCGTCCGCCAGGCGGAACCGATCCTCGTCGGAAATCGGCTCGGCCGTCTGCTCTCCGGTCTGCACCGCCAGCGGCACAATGATCATGGACGGTAGGCCGCAGTCACCGCACACCCACGGGCCGACGCCGTCTGCTGGAGCCTTCCAGCCGGCGGAACGAATCGAGCACCGGCAGTGCCCGGCGTCGGTCGGGCCACCGTTGGCTTCTCGTTCGATCAGTTCGCCACGCTCCGCCGCACCTCGGGCGTAGTCCTCATCGGATTCACCAGAGAGACGCATGGCCGTGTTCCGGCTCACCAACCGGGGATCAGCCTCGCCGAGGCATTTGGGCGACCCCCGACGGTGGCCCTTCCGGCCGCAGACGCCGCATCCGCGCTCACCCGGACCGGCCAGCGGCGCCAGCTCGGCCGCGTGGGTGTGGCCATTGTCGGCGGTCTCGTCACCGTCCAGGTTCGGGTTCGACTCGGCGGCTACCCGGGCCACGGTCGCCTCCGCCCGAGCCACCTGCTCCGGTGTGGAGCTGTCACGCCAGCTCTGCTCCAGCTCGGTGATCGGCTTGGTTGGTCCGACCGCGAACGTCGGATGCTGGACGTCGCCCGGCTCGGTGTTCGCCGTCGTCACCACGGTAGAGTCATCACCATCGTAGGTGTCGGACTGCGGACCGACGATCGTCCCGTCCTCCACCGTGACCAGCGGACGCCAGGCTTTCTTGGCCTCCTTGCGGCGGCGGCGGGTCCGATAGGCGGCCTGAAGGTCGGCCTCCAGCTCCACCGGGTCGACGTCGCCGATGTGAATCTGAACGCTGGCCTGGCCCGGGAGCACGTGGACCATCAGGATCTTGTCCCGGCGGATTGTCGGCATCGGCCGCCAGTGCGTGCCGTCCCAGATCGCCCAGGCCGTACCGTACAGACCGAGTTGCTGCTGGATCTTCCAGGCGCCGTAGAGCAACGGGTCCGATCCAGTCTTGTAGTCGGCCAGGATCAGCTCCCACTCCCCGGTCTCGGGGTTGAGCATCTCGACCACCAGGTCCAGCCGTCCGGCCAGACCGCCGGCGTCGCCGTCCTTCAGGTCGGGCCGGACGACGACCATCTCCTGAAGGTCCGGGCGCAGGCGGATGTTGGCGTCCTGGAACGCCGCCATCACCGCGGCCACGTCGCCTTTCCACTGAGTGGGGATGACGAGGTCCTTGTCACCCTCCACCCACCGCTCCAGGAAGCCATGCAGAGCGGTGCCGAGGTTGGAGGACGCCTGGCCCTTGGCGTAGTCGAACGCCTGGTCAGCGATCTTCAGCAGGCCCGCCTTGTCCTCCAGCCTGGCGGCGGCGGCCAGCGCGTACAGGTCCTCCCGGGCGCCGAGGCCCTTCACCACCAGCCGCTTGGTCCACTTGAATATCCCCTCCTTGTCCTCGTGGGTGTCGAGGATGGTAGAGACGCGGGTCCAGGGGACCAGCATTCCGGTACCGGGCGTGGCCTGGATGATCGGGCCGTCGATCGGGTACCGGGGGATCTGGTAGCGGTGGTTCTTGATCGGGACGGCCTGCTTGGGTCCGTCCGTACTAGCGAAACTGGGCACGTGCGCCTCCTGTTGTGTCGTGCTCTGTACTTCCTTGACAGACCTTACACCCCAGCCGAGGACGATCGGCAGGTTCTTGGACGGCCCGAACAGGATGGTGGTGCCGTCCACCGAGTCGCACCCGAAACTCTCGGCGATCTCGTACCTCCGCCAGGTGTTCACCCGGCCCATGTGGAGCCACTTGCCGCGCGCCTTGGCCTCGGAGCTGAACGCCCGGGCCTCCGGGCCCAGCTTCCACTCTGTCGATCCGCCGATGAACAGGGCGTCGAACGAGTCCCAGTCCACCGGCTCGTACTCCATGCCGTCCTGGGCAACGAACGCGGCCCGGATACCGAGGCTGCGGATCGGCTGGAGCCACGGTGCTGATCGAGCCGCAGTGGCCCGGGCGTCTGCTACAACATCCGGAGCCACTGCGAACAGATTCGATCCTTTCGCCTCTTTCGATACTGCTATCGACGCTTGGAGCCAGAGCCACCAGGCGGCGTCCCCGGGGTACCCCTTGCCGAAGCACCCGTTGTCGAAGCACCGGATGGAGCCGAATACCTGGGAGTTGTGCTGAGCTGGCGTGTGGATGACGCCTATCGAGCCTGCGGCCTGAGCCTCACGGACGCGCCAGTTCGACGGGTTCGCCATGTACAGCACGCCGGAGCCACCCTCCGAGCAGGTAGACGACGGTGGGGTACGCCTTGCCGATCAGCTGGCCGAGCAGGGCCGGGAGGATCGCCGCCCAGCCGAACGCCAGCGCCAGGAACACAACGGTATCGGCCAGCGTGCCGACCACGTTGGAGGCCGTCACGGCTCCAGCCCACCGAGGGGAGCCCACCGACGCTCGATTTTTCAGCGGGGTGTAAACTGCCGCATCCAGCACTTCACTCACCACAAAAGCGGCACCGGACGCGACGGCCAGCGTCGGATTTGACGTCAGGACCGAGACCAGTCCACCCGCAAGGATGGCGGCACCTACGGCCCATCGGCCGCCAAGGTCCTGGAGACCGTCCCGCAGGGCCAGGCAGAGGCCCGCGAAGAACGTGCCGGCGGTGGCCTGCTGGCCGAACCCCACCGGGACGAAGTGGTAGCGGGCGGTGGCGTAGTTGGCGAGTGCGACTGAGGCCACCAGGGCCAGGCCGACGATCCAGGTATAGCGTTTCACGGTGCGCTCCTCTGTCGATGGGTGTCTATCTACGTACACCCTACACCTTGGCCGCGTACTTCCGCAGCACGATGTTCGCGTGGCCGACCGTCATCAGGTCGCCGAGCTCGCCCTGGCGCATCCCCTCGTACGGGATGCCGAGCCGCTGGGCCTTGGCCGCCATCGCCTGGCTCGGCTTGGACTTGCGCCAGCTGGCGGTCCGGCTGGAGATCGAGGGGTCCTCGTCCCCGGCGTAGCGCTCGGCCCAGGCCATCCCGGCCTCCAGGGTGAGCTCGCGCTCGGCCCAGTACGCCCGGCCGCCGTTGGCCGGGATGCGACCGAGCCGGAAACCGCCCTCGTTCGGCGGCTGAGCCAAGAACCAGTAGGACTCCCTGGTGGGGATGAACCAGACCTGGCCGTCCGTCTGGAGCCAGGCCGAGTCGGAGTCGGCGAACAGGTCCACCTCCTCGGCGACCAGCTCACCCTCCAGGTAGTCCTTGACGTTCGGGTCGACGTACTCGCCGCCGAGCTCCTCGGTGCCGTCCTCGTCGGTGTAGCTGGCGATCGTCTCCCGGGGATCGCCCTCGTGCCCGGCCAGGTCCTTCAGGCTCATCAGCCGGTGCTTGGCCGAGGAGCCGACGACGTCCAGGACGACGCATTCCGTCTTGCCGCCCGCGGCGAACGGGCGCAGGCCGCGGCCGACGATCTGGATGTAGAGGGCGGCTGACTCGGTCGGCCGGGCGTTGAGGATCGCCTCACACCACGGGGCGTCCCAGCCCTCCGTCAGTACGCCGACGCTCCAGATGACCAGCGTGGTGCCGAGCCGGAACCGCTCGTAGATCGCCTGACGCTGTTCGTCCGGAGTGGTCCCGGTGATGATCTCGGTGGGGATACCGGCCTCGGAGAACGTCTCGGTGAATCGCCGGGCGGAGTAGACGGACGGGGCGAACGCCGCCGTGCGCTTACCGGCCAGGTGGTCCTGATACGCCTTCACCATCGTGTTGCCGGCGTCGGCGTCCACCATCGCCGCACCCAGGTCCTCGTCCTGGAAGTCGCCTCTGCTGCGCTTGACCTCGTCCAGCATCAGGTCCTTGACCCGGACCCGGATACCGCGCGGTTTCACCAGAAAGCGGTTACGCACCCCGAAACCGATGTCGTAATCCGCGACAATTTCCTGCCAGGTGTCGCCCAGGGCCCGAGAGTCACCCCGGACCAGGGTGGCCGTGAAGCCGGACCAGGGCATCCCGTTGAACGCGCCGAAGTACGACATCGCCTGCTGCCAGGTGTCAGCGGCGGAATGGTGGCACTCGTCCGCGATGCCGAGTCTGAACCGGTCGGCCGGAATCCGCCGCTTGCGGAGCTGACGCTCGGTGCCGATGGACGGCACGCTGGCGACCACGATGTCGGCGTCCCACTCGTTCCGGGACCCCTTCACCAGGCCGATGGACGCGGTGGGGTGCTGGCTATGCAGCTTCTGCATCCACTGGTCGGCCAGCTCCTGGCGGTGGGTGAGGACGATGGTCCGCTCCATCCGCTCCAGCGCCAGGGCGGCCATCGTGGAGCCGATCACCGTCTTGCCCAGGCCGGTGGCCAGGACGTTGGCGGTCCGGTTCGCCACCCCGGTGCCGGTCGGCCGCCGCCGGCCCAGGTGGGCGGCCCGGTTGGCCGCCACGGTGTGTTCCTGGTACGGCCGGAGGGTGAACAGGCCGGCGTCCCGGTTGACCGGGCTCACTTCTCCAGCCGATCACCGAACGCGCCACAGGGTACGCACTGGGCGAACACGGTGAGACCACCGGTACGCGATGCGCGTACCCACCTGGTAGACCCGCATCGGGGGCACCTGTGCTCCGACGTTTTGGGCTTGGGCGTGCCGATCCGTACCCGGGCCAGGTCCTCCAGCGACAGAGCCAGAAGCCGGTAGGCGATCCGGGCATGGTCGGCGGGGTAGAGATAGCCATCTGGCGTAGCCACTCGGTAGGCCGGACGGTCGTTCTCTCCCTGGGCCCGCAACTCATGAGGCCAGTACGGCGGGGTGGTGCGCATCGACGACCACCGGCCTGCCGGCTCGTCGGTCGGGAAGATGCATGGGGCCTGGTCATGCCGAGGCCACCGGACGATCTCGCCGTCCTTCTCGCCGCCGATCAGGAGGTACTCGCTCACGCCGACTCCTTGATCCCGCGCAACATGACCTCGCCCAGCGTCCGCGGGTCCGGGTTGAGGGCGATCAGCCGGGACACCCGTCGGTAGGCGATCTTCTCCACACCGTGGTAGCGCTGAATGCGGACGCGTCGCTCACTGAACGTGAGCGGAAAGAATCGCCGCGGGTCCACCGGGTGCGACCGGCCGGGCTGGCCCCTCATCGCAACACCGCCAGCAGACCGAGCGTGATCAGGATGACGGCGGCCCAGGACGACAGGGCCAGGCCGAAGATCACCAGCGCTTTCACCGGACACCTTCGTTCATGCCCAGCCTGAGGCCCTCGGCCGCAGCCTTGATCTGGGAGCGTGTCCAGCCCGGTGCGTCGGTCTGGAGCATTTCCTCCAGGACGGCGAAGGCGTACTGCTCTCGGTCCACCCCGTCCTTGGTGCTGATCTGGTACCGGAGGTAGTCCCGCAGACTGGCCGGGGTGAACTTGCCGCTACGGCCCCGCCGCAGAGCCGGGGCGGCCATCAGGCGGCCAGGGAGTAGTCGGGGGTGTACCTGCGGCGGGGCGTGGTGCCCGATCGGCGCATCCGGGGGAGGCCGGGGTTACGGTGGCGGGGGCCCTTGCCGGCCCGGCGGTCCGTGCCCAGGCGGGCCAATGTGCCGAACCAGCCAAGCATTCCGAACGTGCAGAGGAGAAGATCCATGTTCATGTCGTGCTCCACTCTCGATGGGCAATGGCAGGAGCCTACCGAGCAGGACCGACATGTGCAACCTTGTCTATCCTCCTACGGGCCTGTACCTTGGCACTGACCAGCGGCATCGAGAGCAGGAGCACCCCCGTGGACCACGAGATAAACCGGAACGATCAGGTAGAGCACGACATGATCACTCGATCGGCGGCCGCCGATCTGGTCGGCGTCAACGAGCGCACCATTGACCGGTGGGCGAACGAGCACCGGATCACCCGCTACAAGATCGGCGGGATGCAGTGGGTACGGTTCAAGCGTTCGGAGATCGAGGCGATGGTGACGCCCGTTCCGGACGACCCTTTCGCGGAATAGGGTGAGGGCGGGCCGCCGAAGCAACCCGCCCTCTAGCTCCCATCGAAAGAGCACGTCCGGCGGACCGAGGAACACCATTCGCAATCGGAAGGCTACCCCACATGAGCGACCCCTACCAGGTGACCCTTGGTTTTAACGATCACCAGGTGGCCGAGCTGGCCAAGCGCGCCATCACCCCAAAGCAGGCCCGGGACGCCGGAGTGATCCCCGTGCAGGACGAGGAGGGGATGCAGGCCGTTCAGGACGACATCCCCTCGTACTGGACCACCGATAACGGGTACTTGCCCGGGATGCTCTACCCGCTGGTGAGTCCGACGCCCGGCGTGTCCGTCCAGTACCAACTCAAGCCGGACACCCCGCACGTCAACGCCGACGGCACCGTCTCCAAGTACCTGTTCCCCAAGGGCTTCCAGCCGGTGCTCCATGTGGCCCGGCATGTGACCGGGGCGATGCGGGCCCTGCTGGTGGAAGGTACCCACCAGGTGATCGCCGCCGCCATCTACGCCCCGCCCGAGTGCTCGGTCTACGGCATCTCCGGGTGCTGGAGTTGGCAGTCCGGCGGGGAGCCGACCGAGGACCTGATGGACCTGGCCGGCGTCGGTGACGCGATCATCGTGCTGGACGCCGACGCCGGGACCAACCTCCAGGTGTACGAGGCCGGTCTGGCCCTGGCCGCCGAGCTGGCCATCTACGGCGTCGACTCGGTGAAGTTCGCTCAGGTGCCCGGCCGCGGCAAGGACGGCCTGGACGACGTGCTGGCCAAACGGCCCGAGGCCGTGCGGCACCGGCTCATGGAGCTGATGATCACAGAAGCGATCACCAAGCCGGCGGCGAGGAGACCGAGCGCCACCGATCAGGCCCGCAAGGAGGCCGCCGCGCGGCGGGAGGAGAGGGCCCAGGCCCCGGGCGGAATGTTCTTCGATCCGGTGTCCGGCGGCCTGCTGGTCAAGACGCTCTCGGAGTTCATCCGGGAGTCGTACCCCGCGGCCCTGTCGGCGGAGGGCAAGGTGGCGATGTACGACAACGGGGTCTACGGGATCGACGGACTCAGCTTCCTGTCCGCCATCACCCAGCTTCTCGGCGAGCGGTTCGTGGCCAGCCACCACTCCAACGCCGAGAAGTTCACGATGGGTGAGCTGGCCAACGAGGGCCGGTTCCTGCCGGACCGGATGACGGCCCCGGTCCTGAACGTGCCGAACGGGATGCTGGACCTCGTCAGCGGGGAGCTCCTGCCGCACTCGCCGGACTACTTCAGCACGGCCCAGTTCGCCATTCCCTGGGACCCCGATGCCACGGCGCCGACCTACGAACGGTGGCTGGAGGAGTCGATCGGGCCCGGGCAGATGGCCGACCTGGAGGAGGCGGCCAGCGCGATCCTGGACCCCAGCACGACGCCGACCAAGGCGCTGTTCCTGTTCGGGCCGTCCCGGTCCGGCAAGAGCACGTTCCTGCGCCTGCTGATGGCGCTCGCCGGCTCCCGGAACACCTCAGGGGTGACCCTGCACCAGTTGGTGGAGAACCGGTTCATGGCGGCCAACGTCTACGGCAAGCTGCTCAACGTGGCCGCCGACCTGTCGGCCAACCATGTGGAGGACCTGTCGATCTTCAAGCTCATGACGGGTGAGGACCTGATCATGGCCGACCGCAAGTACGGCGGTCAGTTCTCCTTCACCAACCGGGCGCTGTTCGCTTTCAGCGCCAACGAACTGCCCACGGTCGGCGAGGGGAGCCGGGCCTACTCCGAGCGGATCAAGCCGTTTCAGTTCGGCCGGACGTTCGCCGGGGCCGAGAAGCCCGAGATCGAGTTGGCCATGCTCCAGGAGCTACCGGGCATTCTCGTCCGGCTGGTGGCCGCTTGGCGGGCCCGCCGTGAGCGCGGGGTGGCACTGGTGACCGATCCTCAGGTGCGCGAGACGTTCGAGATCGCCTCGGACCGGGTCCGCCAGTTCCTCGCCGCCCGGTGCGTCGTCGGGAAGGGCTTCATGACGACGGCCGAGGTGCACACCGCGTTCAAGGAATGGGCGGCCGACGAGAGTCGCTCGGCCCTCGGCCGCAACAAGCTGGCCGCCCGTCTGGAGACCGTTCCAGGGGTGGAACAAGTCCGTAACGGGCCGAGCAAGGTACGGGGTTGGAACATCACCATGCTCCACAAGTCCCAGTACGACCAGGGGCCGGTGGCACTTTTCAATCCGGGGGTGGCAGTTTTGAGCCCCGGGGTGGCAGTTTTGGATTCAGGGGACAAAACGGACACCCCGCAGGTCGGGGTGGACGAAACGGACAAAACGGTCTCTGGGGTGGCAGAAGTGGCAGTTTTAAACCCACCCTCACCCGTCGTGAGAAAACACAAAAGTGATGAAGTTGATCATGGTGTGACATCATTTCCTGGAACAGGGCAGGGAGCTGAAAAAGTGCCACTTCTGCCACCGGACAAAACGGACAGTTCCAGTGCAGACCCCGATCAGTACCTGATAGCGTCTGCACACCACTACACATCCTTGTGCGAGCTCGGTCACGAGGAGATCCTGGTGGACGGACTCTGGTACGCCTGCCCCACCTGCCACCCATCGACGGCTCGGAGAGACTCATGATCATCCGCCACACCCTGGGCGGCACCCCCGTCACGATCTACTGCCCGTTCGTCGGTGAGCTGGACCCGTTCGACGTCCCCGGTCCGGCACCAGTCGGGCTCTACGGCCTGGACGTGGAGTCCACCGGCCTGGAGCCGGCCGGCGTCCACCATCCCGACTGGAGGTGCCGGACGATCCAGTTGGCCGAGGACGACACCTCGGCCGTGGTCTACCGGCTGGACGATCCGGATCAGGCCGAGATCGCCCGGGCCGTCCTGGCGCACTCCGGCAACACGTTCGCCTCGCACACCCGGATGGACCCGGAGGCCGTCCAGGTCGCGCTCGGTGTCGACGTCACTGATCGGTTCATCGACACCCACGTGATGGCGATCATGGCCGCACCCGATGCCGCCGCCGGACAGGGCTCGCTCAAGCCTGCGGCTACACGGTTCAACATGCCGGAACTGGAGGCCGCCGAGGAGGCACTCACCGCCCGGTTCGACGTCCTCTACCGGGAGGCTCACCCGGAGATCGGCCGCCGCGCCGTCAAGGCCAAGGAGCTCAAAAAGTGGGGGTTCACCCACGTCCCGCTGGACGACCCCGATTTTCTGCTCTACGCCGGCCTGGACGCCATCGCTGCGCGGCGTCTGGTGCCCCTCCTGGCGTCCGCGAGCGAATCTCCCGCCCATGTGCTCACCACCGAGCGTTGGCTGTCCCAGGTGGCCGCTCGGACTGTCCGCAGAGGCATGAGGGTGGACCGCGAGCGCCTGGCCGAGGTGATCGCCTCCTCGGACGCCGAGGCCCGGGCCGCGGCGGCGATCACGATGGAGGTGTGCGGGCTCAAGCCGAGCCAGGGCGTCGCCCTCCAGAAGTGGTGGGGTGAGCACGGCGTGGACTGGACCACCTGGCCGGACGAGGCTCGCACCGACACCGGTGGGCCGAGCCTGGCCAAGGACAACATCAAACTTCTGCTCCGTCAGCCCCTGGACGAGGCCGGGCGTCTCGTCGCCGACGCTTATGCCCGGTACTCGCGGGTGCTGGATCGCAACCGCCGGACCAAAGAACTTCTGCTGGTGATGGACCCGGACGGGTACGTCCATCCGGGCCTGTCCACGGTCGGCACGGTTACCAGCCGGATGGCCTGCTCGGCACCGAACATGCAGAACTTCAGCAAGAAAGATCACGTCATGCGGGGGCTGTTCCTCCCCGAGGACGGCCACGTCCTGATGTCGTGCGATTTCGCTCAGGTGGAGTTGAGGGTGGTCGCCAGTCTGGCCGGTGAGCAGACGATGATCGACACCATCCTGGCCGGCGGTGATCTCCACCAGCTCACCGCCGATCTGCTCGGCGTGACCCGCCAGGAGGCCAAGACGATCAATTTCCTGATCGTTTACGGTGGCGGTGGCACGGTGCTGGCCAAGAACCTGGGTTACACCCGGACGGTGGCCGAGTGCCGCCAGATCATCCGCGACTACTGGGCTAAGTATCCCGCCATCGCCGCTCTGAACGACGGCCTCAAGCACGAGGGCTCAGTACGGCTCATCTCCGGTCGCCTGGTGCCGGCCAGCCAGGGCCGTGGCTACGCCTTGATGAACTATTTAATTCAAGGGTCCAGTCGTGAAATTCTAGTCGGAGCGTGCCGCCGGTTCTCCGGCGGCGATCCTGAACTTGAACGCATGTTCTGGATGTGGATTCACGATGAGGTAGTTCTCCAGGTGCCGATGAGCAGGACAGACGAGGTTGCGGAGCGCATCGGTTCCGCTATGAGTCTGGACCTTTACGGGGTACCGATCGTTGCTGAGGCGGATGTACTCCTGGACGAAAATGGAGAATCGCGCTGGATGTCAGGGGATCACGCTAAGAAGATCAAGAGCGACTTGCTTGTGAGTTAGTTCATCACTTAGTCTCAGGTGCATGGACGAACCAGAGAAGCCGTTCGAACGACGTAGGTTGTGGGCCGCCGCCGAGTGCTTGGAGGACGGGTGCACTCGGCGGCCCCTGGCCCGTGACCTGTGTAGTCGTCACTACCAGTCGAGAAAGAAGGCTGGCACCTTGCCGCCTACTGTTCGGGCCGAACTGATCGGGACCAAGTGCACGATTGATGGTTGCATCAAGAAGGCGGTAGCGCATCGGATGTGCGGCCGGCACGTGCGTCGGGCCAACCGGTACAGCCTGGGCAAGGACGAGCTGGAGTTGATCGACGCCGTCACCGAGTGCGAATCGTGCGGCGGTCCGCCAGACCATGTCGACCATGATCACGAAACTGGAGACGTACGGGGGATCTTGTGTACCAGTTGCAACACCGCGCTTGGCCTTCTCAAGGACAGTGAAGACCGAATCCTGGCGCTCTACCGCTATGTGGTGACCAAGTGCTGAACGGCCGAGGACGCTCTCAGACGCCCGCTGGGCCCCGGAAACCCCGCCAGGCCCGCACAGAGGCGTCTGAGGCCGCTCACGAGGCGTACGTGGAGCGCACCTACAAGATCACCGTCCGGATGTACCGACTCCTGCTGGAGTTCCAGCTCGGCCGGTGCTGGGGGTGCCGGCGGGCCACCGGCAAGGCCCGCCGGCTGTCGGTGGATCACAACCACCGGACCGGTGAGGTGCGGATGCTCCTGTGCAACACCTGCAACAACATCGTCGGCCACTTTCGCGACGATCCGGAGGGTTTGATCCGGCTTGGTCTGGCTCTCATCGATCCACCGTCGCGTCAGGCGTGGCTCGGTGAGGGCAGGGTACGGCCAGGGTGGGCCAGTCAGGATTCCGAGCTCCTCGATCTGCTGGACGAGTAGACAGAGGATGTGCAGGGATGTAGAGTCCTTGACATGAGGACGTGGAGAGCGACCATTACCCGGATGTGGTTCACCACCGAGCCGACCAAATCGTCTGGGATCAAAAGTGTCGTCCACCTTGAGCTCAGCACGGGTGAGACGATCCATGGTCGCCCCGGGGCGAGCGCCAACTACGCCGTTCATGCCGGTCTGGTGGGCAAGGAGTTCGAGATCACCACGGACCGTAGCGGGTACTTTTTTGACATTGATCTCTAGACAGAGGATCGAACACGGCCCCAGCTTCGGCTGGGGCTTTCGTGCGTGTACGGTAGGCACATGGGGTACGAGGAGGACGTCCGCGACGCGCTGGTCGCCCTGGGGCCCGGGGGTACCCGGGAACTGGCCGAGCGCGCGCTCCAGTACGCCGCTACCGTTGCGGCTCGGCACGCGCGGGTGTCCAATGAGACGGACCGCCTCGGTATCTGGGAGCTCGGCGGCACGGCCGAGGTGTGTGAGCGCCTCGGCGTCACCAAGCAATGGCTCGGTCACGTCCTGGCCGGTCGCCGTCCGACGCCTGCGGTACGCACTCCTGAGCCGCTGGTCACCCTGACCGCTACACCGGTCTGGGGCATGGCAGACTGGGACGCATGGGCCGAGCGCAATTACACCCTGTTACACCCCGGTACGGATCCGTTCGGTGAGTAGGCCGAAGGAAGGCCGTAACGGGGCGATCTATCGTGCCTGGGTGCTGGGCACCACGCAAGAGGCGCTGGCCCAGCAGCACGGTATCGCTCAGACCAGGGTGAGCGAGATCATCCGGGCAGTTCAGGCGAGTATCCCGGAGGAGGATCTGGCCGAGCGCCGGGCCAAGTACCTGGATAGCCTGGACGTTCTCGGCCAGGAGATGGCCGCGATCATGGACGCTGCGCCCACCCAGGCGTACAGCAACGGCCGGCCGATGTTCGATGAGCAGGGTCGGCCGATACTGGACTACTCGGTCCGGATGGCCGCCGCCGACCGCATTCTGAAGATCGGCGAGCGTGCTTCTAAGGTGCTTGGCCTGGACGCCCCGGTCAAGGCCGACGTCACGGTGAGTGAGCAGGCCGACCGTGTGGCCGAGGCCGCCGCGGCTGAGGCGCTGGCCCGGATGGCCACCGATACCCCGGAGTAAGGTGTGTAACCCTGCTCAAGGGTGTAGCCTGAAGCCTTCAGTAACCGAGAACGGGGAGGCAGCATGGCTCAATCGACACCCACCAGTCCACACGTCTGTGGTCAGTGCGGGGGCCGCTTCGGCACGGCGGCGGCCTTGGCCGCGCACAAGCTGGTCAAGGGGCATCGCTGATGGGCTGGGGCAAGGACCGCCCCAAGATGGGTGAGCGGGGCAAGAAAATCGCCCTCCCCAGTACCAAGATCAAGCGCGAGCGCACCGAACGCTCCAGCCGGAACGCATCGGTCCCGGTCAAGAGGGGGAAGAACTGGTGAGCGGCAAAAGGATCTGCCCGAGGTGCCAGTTTCCGATGGGGCCGATGCATTGGCTGGTCTGCCCCAGCTCTACCCGATGACCTGCCCGAAGTGCGGTCACAGCACCCTGTCCGTACAACACTTTCTCGTATGCCTAGGGAGGCGATGATGGAGAAGAACGTCCAATGCCCCACATGCGGGAGCTGGATGCGCCCCGGTGCCCTGGCCTTGCACCGACTTTTGCGGAAGCACTGATGTTCGGGGACATGTTCGAGATGTGCCCGAACTGCTTCCGCCGTCGGATGATCGCAGGTCGGTGCCTCGCCTGCGGAGCGGTGAAGAACTACTGATGGCACGATGGGACGCCGCCTGGTTCCGGCGGCTGGACAACGAGATCATTGATCTGGTGTTCCAGCCTGCCCAGAGCCAGGCGGCGATCCGTCGTGCGCTCGGCGCCGATCCGGTGGCCTTCGCCGTGATCTACTTCGGCCACCACCTGAAAGACCGGGACGGCGCCATGTCCTGGGCTCAGCCCCACTTCGACTGGGCCACGCAGGCCCTGGCCTGGGCCGAGCCGGTATCCGGCCCGATGGAGCACCGGACGGCGGAGATCGCCCCCCGCGAGTGCGGCAAGAGCACCTGGTGGTTCCTCATCCTGCCGGTGTGGGCCGCGGCCAATGGGCACAGCAAGTTCGCCGCGGCGTTCGCCAACGCCACCAGCCAGGCCGAGAGCCACCTGAGCACGCTGAAGCGCGAGCTGGAGACCAACGCCCTGCTCCAGCACGACTACCCGAAGCTCTGCGCACCAGCACGACGCCGGGCCGGCACCACCGTGGCAGACCGGGCGGGGATGCTCCACCAGGCCAACGGCTGGGTGTTCGCCGCGCGTGGGATCGACTCCGCCGTGCTCGGCATGAAAGTGGGCGACAAGCGGCCCGATCTGATCATCCTGGACGACATCGAACCGGATGAGGCCAACTACTCGGCCGACCAGGCGGAGAAACGCCTCGGCACCGTCACGGACGCCATCTTCCCGCTGAACATCTACGCCCGGGTGGTGTTCGTCGGCACGGTCACCATGCCTGGCTCCATCATGCACCAGTTGGTGAAGGCCGCCGACGGCATTGAGACGGCCGACTGGATCCAGGACAACCAGGTCAAGCCCCATCACCACCGGCCCCTGAGGACTCTGGACGACGGTACCGAGGTGTCGATCTGGCCGCAGAAGTGGCCGACCGCCTGGCTCCAGTCCATTAGACACACGCGCTCCTACGCCAAGAACTACGACAACGACCCGATGGCCCGTGAGGGCGTCTACTGGGTGCGAGAGGACTTCCGTTATGGAGAGCCAGAAGGACGGCACTGCACCCGCACCATCCTCGCCGTGGATCCTGCTGTCACCAGCCGTAAAACCAGCGACTTCACCGGCCTTGCCGTCGTTGGGTTTATGCCCGAGTTGCGAGCGCGACCGGTCGGCCGTGAGCCCGCGCGAATGGTGTCCCCATCCGGTTGCGTGATCAAGCACTCGGCCGGCGTCAAGCTCACCGGCCAGCACCTACGGGATCACGTCCTCAAGCTTCTCGCCCGGTTCCCAGAGATCAGGGTGATCGTGGTCGAGACCAACCAGGGCGGAGATCTCTGGAAGGACGTGTTCGCAGGCATTCCCAACGTGACGGTCCGGACCGTGCACACGATCGAGCCGAAGGAAGTACGGTTCGCCACTGAGCTGGAGCACTGGCAGCGCGGCCGGGTGTTTCATGTGGAACGGTTCGCCACGCTGGAGGAGCAGGCCGTGGGGTTCCCCCGGGCGGCCTACGATGACGTGGTGGACGCCGCCGTGACCGGTGTGCGCTACTTCCTGAACAAGGGCAAGACCGTCAAGGCCGCCACGGCCACCACCAGCTACGTAGGAGCACCATGAGCGTCAAGGACTTGCTCACCGGCTGGACGGCCCTGGAGGACGCCCTCCCGGACTACCTGGAGGCCGAGAAGTACGCCAACGGTGAGGTGGAGGAGATCTTCGCCTCGGCCACCGTCCGGGACAAACTGGCCGAGACCGGCGACGGGTACCGGTTCAACCTGATCCGCACCGCCATCACCGCCCGGCTGGACCGGTGCGAGATCGACATGGTCAAGGTGCCGGACAACGAGGCCGCCACCGATCGGCTGATGGAGATCTGGGACGCCAACGAGATGGCGATCCACTACCCCGGCCTGCTCAAGGACACGTTCACCTACGGTGACGCCTACGTCCAGATGTGGGAGATCGACGCTGAAGGCGACATCGCCGGGCTGAAGCCGGAACTGGTGGCCTGCGGTGTGGAGATCACCTGCCACAACCCGAAGAACGCCAGGATGCTGTACGACCCCCAGAACCAGCGACGTGAGCTGTTCCTGATCTTCCGCTGGTGTGAGAAGGTGGCCGGCCAACAGGAAATCTGGCGCGTCGATCTCTACTACGCCGACAGGGTGGAGCGCTGGATCAGCACCGACTCCGGGGCCCTGACCGAGGAGTCCGGCTGGGTGCCGTACGCCGACGATGAGCAGGACTGGGAGCTCCCCCACGACTTCGGCGAGATCCCCTGGTTCCACCACCGGACCGCACTGCCGTACGGCGTGCCCGTGCACAAGGAGGGGTACGGGGCGCAGAATGCCATCAACAAGGAGTTGATCACGCTCCTCACCACCACGGACAGCCAGGGGCACGCTCAGCGGTACCAGCTTCTGGAGCCGGACGCCGTGCTGGACGAGAACAACGACGATCCCCAGTGGGTGGAGGACGGCGACGCGAGCGCGGTCAGCCCTGGTGGGATGACCAAGTCCGGCGGCGTCGGATCCGGCCAGCGCACCGGCCCCGGCACGATGCAGACGTTCACCGGGACCAAGGAGGTGGGCCAGTTCGAAGCGGCCGATCCCGCGGTCTTCCTCGAACCGGTGATGATGTTCATCCGGCTCCTGGCCCAGCTCACCAACACCCCGCTCCACGATTTCGACCCCTCCGGCGACGTCCCGTCGGGAGAGAGCCTGAAGCGGGAGGAGGCGCCCCTGGTCAAATCGATTGAGTGGCTCCAGGTGCTCCAATCCTCACCGCTGCGGGACCAATGGCGGTTCGCCCTGGGCATCGTCGGCGTCACCGTGCCGCGGGTCGAGGTGCAGTGGGCACCGGTCACCTCGGCCGACTCGGTGGACGACTGGGCCGTGGTGGCCGCCAAGCAAGCCGGCGGCGTGCCGGTGGATCAGACCCTCATGGAGGCCGGTTACGTGCCGGAACAGGTGGCCGCCTGGCTGGACTCCACTGCCGAGGCTGCCACCCTGGCCCAGCGGGTTGCCCTGCTCGGCCAGATCGGTACCGCGGTCCGGGACATGGCCAGCGGTGTGGCGCTCGGCGTGATGTCCGAGGAGTCGGCCAACGCCGCGGTGGAATTGGTGCTGGCCCAGGTCAACCAGTCCGGCACCAATGCTGATCCGTCATGACACCGGCTCAGGAGGACCAGGCCGCCGCCGCGCTGAAGGCCGAGGAGATCGCCCAGCAACAGGCGTCCCAGCGGCTGGCCGCCGAGCTGGCCGCCATCGCCGCCGTGTTGATTGCCGCCGGTCTGCGCAACGCCACGCCGGACGTGCTGCGCACGCTGGTCCGTCGGCTCCTCACCGAGCTCACCCCGGCGGCTGGGAGTGCCCTGGAGGTGGCCCGTGCCCGAGGTCTGGACCTGGGGCAAGGAGAGCTCTCGTCGTCGGAACGTCCTGCTGGACCGGGCATCCCGGACGCCACCCTCCAGCGCGTCATTGACACCTCGGACACCCGGGCCGGTGCTCACCTGGACAACGCCATCCAGCTCTCCACCCAGCTACCGATGACCGATCAGGCCGACATCATGGCCGTGATCGGCAAGGCTCAGGCGGCTGTACGTACTCAGGCCACCGACGCCTCGTGGGTGACGCACCGGTCCATCGCCCTCGGTGTGGCCGAAGTAGCCCGCGAGCACGGGCAGAACATCGTCTGGGTGGCCGAGCGCGACGCCTGCCTGCACTGCCTGGCCTACCAGGGGCGGGTGACGGCGCCCGGTCTGCCGTTCCCACCTGGGCTCACTTACGCCGACAAGGCCCTGGTGCAGTTCGGCCTCCTGCTCGGCCCGCCCCTGCACCCGCACTGCCGGTGCCAACTGGAGCTCACCGATCTGGAGGCTGGGACGCTGGACGTCGGGCTCGCGCGGGAGGCCGCCCGGTCGGTGGCCCGGGGTCTCACCGATCACGCCTCGGAGCCCGCCCGGTTCCGGGCGGCTGATCGGCTGGTCAAGAGCGCAACCACCTTGCTGCCCAAGTCGGTGCTGGACCGCGCTCGCCGCAACGTCCGGGACCGGAAGTTCAGGGACCGCCCGGACTCCACCGGTGCCAAGGCGGAGATAGCCCGCCGGAACCAGGCCCGGGCCGACGCCGGTCCCCAGGTGCGCCCGGCCGCACCGCTCACCGGCAAGGAGGCGGCCCGGGCGCTGAAGGGCGCGGCACTACCGCAGAGCCTGGAGCGCAAGGCGCTTCTGCGGTACACCGGTGGGGAGTTTGAGGGGATCAACCGCAGAGTCCGGGCTGGTGCGAGCACCGTGGACGATCGGAAGGTGCTGGGCGCCTTGAGCCGGATCGCCGTACCGGCCCCGTTCCCTCTCACCGTCTACCGAGGTGGAGCCCGGCCCGGCACCGATCCGGCACCGATCTCCACCTCGTTGTCACCGGCCAAGGCCCTGTCGTTCGGGGAGACAACGCCGATCTTGATCCCAGCCGGCACGCCGGTTATCCCTGTGAGCCAGCTCCAGCGCGGGGATAACTACCGCTGGGGCATGGCCGGTAGCGAGGAGGAGATACTCCTCCCACCGGGCACTACTCTGGACATCGTTGACGGTGTCCTGACCGTCACATCGTAGGAGGCACCCGTGAGTGAGCAACTGCCCGAGAACGACGAGATCGAGCCGGACGACGTCGACACCGACGACCCGGACACCGGCGATGAGGACGAGGTCCAGGAGGAGAAGCCGTACAAGCCGCCGACCAAGGGCGAGTGGGACCGGCTTCAGCGGCGGATCAAGCGACTGACCGAGACCAAGGGCAAGGGCCCGGCCGACGTCGATCGGAAGATGCGTGAGCAGATCTCCGGCGGCAAGGCGGACGAGGACGAGGCCCCGGCCGACTCTCGGTGGCGGGACATCGCCATCACCAACGCCGCCGCCGCTCAGATCTCCGCCGCCGGCTTCACCGGCTCGGCCAAGCAGGCCGCCCGGCTGGCCAACCTGATCGACCGGGCCGGAATCGAGCCGGACAGTCATGGGTCATTCGATCTGGAGGACGAGATCGAGGAGCTCAAGGAGGAGTACCCGCAACTGTTCTCCGCCGAAACCGGTAGTCGTCGTAACCCGCGAGTGCGGACGGCACCGTCGGGCGACAGGACACCGGCCAAGGATCCGACCGAGTTGACGTCGGCCAAGATGATGAAGCAGGCCGGTTACCGGTAGGTGTACCCTGGCCTGGACTAGGAGACTCTCACCGGACGGTCGAGGGTTACCGCACCGTAGCTTCCCCGGACGGGGTGAGCGCCAACCACTCACCCCGTCCGGAAGGTTCACCTGTGAACAACGTGGTGCCGACGTCGGTCTACACCGACGAGAGCAAGGCCATCGTTGCGGCGGCTTGTGACGCCTACGCCGCAGAGTGGAATGCCCAGGCCGCCATCGAGGCAGCCTGGATGAGTACCGGCACGGATCACTACACCCACTGTGCCGGGATGCGCGATGCGTTCCTGGCCATCTCCACCAACCTCAGGAGTTAGGCCATGCCCAACCGCGAATCATTCGGCGGTAACGGTTCCGGCGGCTGGATCGCCGTCGAATCCGGAGACGTCGCCATCCAGGCGCTCATCCAGTACTCGGCCACCGAGAAGCTGGCCCGGCCTGAGCCGATGGCCACCGACACCAAGCAGATTCCCCGGTCCGGTGACTTCGCCATCTCGTCCGTGGCCAAGGGTGCCGCGTACACCGAGACCTCGGGCGTCAACGACTACGTCCAGCTCACCGCCCGCAAGGCCGGTGGCGTCCTGCGTGTGGCCGAGGAAGACCTCACCGACGCCGGCCCGGACATCCTGGCCACCAAGCGCATCGGCGCGTCCCGGAACATGGCGCTGTTCTTCGACAACGGCACCCTCGGCACCAGTGCCGCCGAGAACGGCACCACCGTCAACTGGACCAGCGTCTACAAGGCGTTGCGGACCACCAACTCCGCCTCGGGTGTCTACCAGTACACCGCCGACACCAACTACCAGACCATCTCGGCCTCGGCCACCGGTGCGGTGAAGTACACAGCGTTCTCTGACTTCGTCGGCAAGTACGAACAGTCGAATTTCTTCGACGAGTCCCAGGGGTTCGTCATCGCCAACCCGGCCTGGAAAGCGTTCCTGCGGGGCGTCCTCGACACCACCGGTCAGCCGATCTTCAACGAGAGTCCGACCCTGGAGGGGATCACCCGGGCCACCCTGTTCGGGTACCCGGTCACCTGGTCGATGGGTGCCCGGGTGTCGGCCGTCAACACGTCCAACCCGACCGGGAACCCGTTGCTGATCATCGGCAACCGGGACTTGTTCGTGAAGGGCATGGCCCGCCTGTCTCCGCAGATCGCCAGCCCGAACCCCGGATTCGCCCTCCAGCGTGCCGGTAACGGGGTCGGGTACCTGACGGACGAGGCGCTGATGAAGGCGGCCATGCGGCGCGGGTTCGTGCTCGGCACCGAGAACGGTTTCGCCATCGCCGAGCGCGTGGCGTAAGCGATGGCCAAGAACGAGAGCACCAAGCCTGCGCCCCCGGCCGACGATCAGTCGATCACGGTCAAGGGCACGCCTCGGTTCAAGGACGAGAACGAGTTGACCGATCACGAGATCGTTCAGCGTCGAACCCCGGATACCGCCGGGCGTGACCCCTGGCCGGCGGATGGCCGGTTCCACCGGGTGTTCAACATCCAGAAGCCGGTGGTCTCGGATCCGAACCTCCAGGACGACGCTACGTCGGACTGGAACTCCAGCGACCACGACGCCATGCACGAGGCCAACAAGGTTGCTGTTCTCCAGGAGGCCCTGAACTTGGGCCTGCACCCTCGGGCGGAGGCCACATTCGACGGTGCCGGACCGGTGAACAAGTGGACCGGTACTTGTGCCCTCACCTACTCGGTGGAGGTGGTTCCGGCCAGCTCGGAGGAGCCGGAAGCGGCGGCCAGTGTCGTGGTTCCCGGCAACGCCATCGCGGCCCAGGGCGGATCGACCCTCCCGGACAAGGCCAAGTAGAGCCCCGGCCGGCGGAGATTCTGGGGTGCCTCCTGCTCCGCCGGCCGGACCTACCGACGAAAGGATCGTGCGATGACCTGGGGCGTAACGATCTCCGACGTCACCAACACCACCGGTGTCACGCCGTCGGCCGCTGACCTGGCGGCCTCGGACGGCATCGTCACCGTCTACATCAACCGGACGCCGGACGCTTCCGGGGGGATCAGTGGGCGGGATCTGTACTGGATCCGGGCGGCCATTCAGTGGCAGGCCGCCTGGGTGTCGTCCCAGCCGAACCTCACCGGGTCCAGCCAGTACGACTCTCTGTCGTCGGACGGCCTGTCCGTACAGACCACGGCCGAGTGGGCCAAGGTGCTGGCACCGATCGCCGCCCGGTCACTGAAGAACCTGACCTGGAAGGGTACGCGCACCTTGCGGACGCCGCCGGTGCGCCAGGGCCGCGGCCTGGTGCTGGACTTCCTGAACGAGGAGTCCGATTCGTACACCGAATGGTCTGCGCCGTGAGGGCCCTGGCCACTACGCGGGTGAGTGTCCTTCGTGGCGCCGGCACCAGCTTGTTCGATGACCCGACGGACACCGGCACGGTGGTCACGGTCGGCGTGCCGATCTCCATCATCGAGACAGCCCGGTCGACGACGGACCACGCCGACGACCGGCAGAAATCGGTGATCACCTTCACCGGCCGGTGCAACGCGAACGTCGATGTCCGCCAGGGTGATCGGCTCCTGGACCGGGACGGCGTCACCTACTACCAGGTGGACGCCGCTACCACGGTGAGCAACCCGATCACCGGGAACGATCGACGCCTGGACCTCACCCGGGTGCCCACCACCAGCTAGACTGAAACCGCTGGCGGCCTGGAGAACGGGCTCACGTCGGCACCGGTACCTACGGCGAGAAGCCAAGGGATGTGATCGTGTGACAGTCGTTGTGCTGGACCCTGACGCATTCCTGAAGATCCAGAATCTTGCCGACCGGTGCGTGGAAAACGTGACCGACGACGTGGAGAAAGACGCCAAGCGGTACGTGCCGATCGACACTGGCGAACTGCGAGCGTCCATCCACCAGTTCCATTTCGCCGGTACCGCGAAGATTTTCGTCGGTACCGACCACTGGGCTCCCACCGAGTACGGCTCCCGCCCCCACATCATCCGGGCCCATGGTGACTATGCCCTGGCCAACCGGGAGACCGGCTTTTACGCACGCTCTGGCGTCGTCCATCATCCTGGCACCCCAGAGCAGGCGTACATGCGTCCTGCTCTCTACCAGAAGCGCCACATCCGAGCAGGGAGATAGACATGGCTATCCAGACCGCCACCCAGCGCCAGACACTGGCCGTTGCCTACGGGGCCGCGGCTCTCTGGGGTGCCGCCTACACCACCGCGCCCGGTTCCGCCGCCGGCACCGAGGTGACCGGCGGTAGCCCGGCCTACGCCCGTAAGTCACTGTCCTGGTCCGGTGCGTCCGGTGTCGTCACCGCGAGCGCCACGTTCGACATCCCGGCCGGAACCACCGTCCTCGGCGTCGGCGTGCACTCGGCGTCGGCGGCCGGCACCTACCTGGACGGGGCCTCGGTCACCAGCCAGGCGTTCGCGTCCCAGGGCACCTACGTGGTGACCTTCACCTACACCCAGACCTGAGGCACCCATGGCCAATCCCACCGCCAGCGCGGCATTCAACAAGTCGACGTACGCCCCTGGCGAACTGATGACGCTGACCGTCACCCACGCGGACATCGACAGGGCGCCGCTCACCGTGACCATCGTGGTCACCGACACCACCGGTGGCACCGGGACAGCGACCACCACTGTCCAGATCGACCCCGGTTCGGTGGCCGTCTCCAGCGTCCCGGCTCGCACCTGGACCCCGGGTGCGGCCACCTCCAGTCAGTCGATCTTCACCGCGACTGCCTGATGGTCTCGATCGTCGTCACCGCTACCGTTACGGATGCGGGGGGTCACGTCGGTACGGCGTCAGCCTCGGCGACGATCAGCACCGGAATACCGACCGACGCCGAGATGGCGACCTGGGGGCAGACCACCAGCACCATCACGTCGAACACCACCTATTCTGGTTCCGGCACGGTGGTGAACGGCGTGCACTTCGACGGCGCCCGGGTGTCGTTCACCGGCACCGACATCACGCTGAACGACTGCATCATCACCGGTGACACCTCCGGCTCCCCGCTGGTGAGCGTGACCAATACAGCCGCGCGCCGGATCACCTTGAACCGGTGCATCTTGCGGACCAAGACGCCCGGCAACCGCAATGCCATCCAGGGCCAGAACTTCATCCTGAATGACGTCCTGATCGAGAAGACGACGGATGGCGTCTCGGTGGCCAAGTCCGGCTACACCGCGAGCGCGGCCAACTGGGCTACCGGTGTGGAACTGCACCGGGTAGTGATTCGCAAGCTGGCCCGGTGGACGGGGGCGGCCCCGGGTGACGTCCACCCCACGGACCAGGTCACCCACAATGACGGGTTCGTCCAGGCCGGCGGTTCCGGCACCATCCTGGACCGGGTTTTGATCGACGCCCGGCCAGCCCTCCAGTACGCCCATGTGGCCCTGGTCTCGGCGTCCGGGACGCTCTACACCGAGGCCCAGGCGTACGGGCTCGCGGACAACGCGCCGCGTACCAGCGTGGCCGTCGGCTCCCAGCCCGGGGGCTGGCCGTTCGTCCCGGCCTGGACGTCGAACGGGACCGGGAAGTGGAGCACCGGGGAGATGTCGGGGCCGGACTTCAGCGCCATGATGATCCTGTCCAGCCAGGGCCCATCCACTGGTTTCGTCGTCACGGACTGCGAGTTCCGGGGCGGAGAGAACTGCATCAACGGCGGCGGCAACCCGTGGTCCACCGGTGTGGCTAGTCTCGGTACCTGGCTGCGCAACCGGTTCGACCGGTCCCAGGCCAATCAGGGATCGGGGCCGGACGACACGAACACCGCTCGGTTCTCCGGTAACTGGGCCGGTCACATCACGTTCCCCACCCTCGGGACTGACGCCAACACCTATGTGGACGGCGCGACCATGACAGGAGTCCAATTCTGATGACCGATTTGATCTTTCAGAAGTTCGAACGATCCACCTACGCCTGGGATCTTCAGGTGGATGAGCCCGGTGAAAGCGGCCTTACTGGCGGACTGCCGTACATCGAGATGGTGTTTCCCAAGCCCGAGGGCTACCAGCACCTGGCAGTGGTGGAGTCCAACATCCGGATGTACGCGAGCTATTCAATCAACTACAACGACCCCGGCCAGGAGTACGAGCGAGGCATTCCGTCCATCGGACCGCAGAGCCCAGACGCCGACACTTTTATTGTCCGATTCGTGTTCCCCAACAATTTGAACGGTCGCCCTGTAGTCGGCTGGTTCAAGTCCGCTTTCTACCGGGAGTAAACCCCTGTGACCAGGTTGAACAACAACGCCGAGGGAGGTACTCCCGGAGCTAGCGCAACGTCGGGAGATACCGGCTCCGGTGATTCGTTCACCTCGGTTGTCGGTAACCCGATTTACACCGGGACTGGCCCGCTTTCGGATGCCCTGTCCTATTTGTTCAGCACCACGGCTACTCAGTTCGTTGCCTGGACTGATACAGCGTCGGCGTCCGGGGCGTTCCGGTTCGAGGTGTCGGTGCCATCCGCGCCGTCCGGTGATCACCGGATCCTGGACATCCGCTCCAGCTCGGCCAGCCTGGGCAATATCATCATGCCGTCGGGCACCACCACGATTACGGCGAACTCCGGTACTGGAGCTTCAGCTACCACGGCCGCCACCTCGGCCCTTACCGCAGGCTCCAAGTACACCATCACCGGGACGATGACCGGCTGGGGAACCTCGTCCAGCGTGATCAACCTCAAGGTGTACGACTCAACCGGCACGCTGGTGGACTCCAAGTCCTCCAGCAACGGCACCACGGCCAGCACCATCAACATCCTGCGGTACGGGCGTCCGACGTCCACGGCCAGCAACATGGCTACGGGCATGAAGATGGACAACCTGGCCCAGGAGATCGGCACAGCCGTAGAGATCGGTCCGGTCTCGGCCCCGTCGTTCTCCGGCTCGGCCAGCTTCACCGGGGCCGGAACGCTCACCAGCAACGCCACCATCGGCGTGGCCGGTAGCGCCAGCTTGTCCGGTGCTGGGACGATGACTGCGGCCGGGACACCCAGTGCGGCCGGGCCTGCTACGGCCTCGGGTTCCGGCACGCTCTCCCCCTCGGGTGTCCCGGCCATCACCGGATCAGCCGTCCTGTCCGGCTCTGGCACGCTGTCCGCCGTCGGCTCACCGCGTGTCACCGGTACAGCCGTGCTGGCCGGTGCCGGAACCCTTACCTCGTCCGCAGGGCTGTCCGTGGGCGGCGTGGGAGCGCTCTCCGGCGGCGGCACGCTCACGGCAACGGCCTCTGGTGCCGGGTTCGGCACGGCGGCCCTGTCCGGTGCCGGTACGCTCGCGGCCACGGGGGTGCCGTCCGTCCCCGGTGTGGCAGCGCTTGGTGGGACTGGCACGCTGGCCGCCGTCGGCACCCCCTCCCCGTCGACCGCCGTCGGGCTGTCCGGTAGCGGGACGCTGGCCACCGTTGTGGTGCCGAACATCGCCGCCGCGCTCGGCCTGTCCGGACAGGGCACGCTCCAGGCCGCCGCTCAGGGGACCTCGTTCGGCTCGGCCGCGCTCGGCGGAGCCGGGACGCTCACGGTTGCCGCCGCCCTGTCGGTGGCCGGGGCCGTCGGCCTGTCCGGCGTCGGTGCGCTCTCGGCGTTCGGCCAGGTGGCCGGGCCGATCACCGCCGACGTGAGCCTGTCCGGACAGGGCACCCTGTCGGCTGTTGCCGTCCTCGTCACCCTCACCGGATCGGTCCAGCTCGGATCGATCGGCTACCTACGCGACACCGGAGGCTCCCGCGTGGGATTCACACCGAGCAATGAGATGGTCACCGTCGCCTGGCTGAAAGCGTCCGTGCCGTACCTGGGCAACCGGGTCGCCACTGAGCTTCCGGCCGACAACTCCACCTGGTCGGCGTCTGGTTTCACCACCGTGGCCACCACCGGTGGAACCCCGAACACCGAGGTTCCGGTGAACGAGCCGGTGATGTCGATCGACAACTGGGGTGTGTCCCTCAACTCCGGCCGGCCACCGTGGAACCTCGCGGCCCAGCCAGCCGAAGCCATCAAGGCCGCCGCTGTGGCTCACGGGCTGATCCCGAAGATCCTCGTCATGCCGGCGGGGTTCAACCAGGTCCGGGTCTTCAGCGTGACGCCCCGGACCGAGCCGCGGCGGATCCCCGGTGATGGTGCCGGGTACGCCCACTACCAGCAGGACCTCCACCTCCGGTGGGTGAGCGCATGAGCCAATTCGCCCTGGAGACCACCACCGGTGACGTGTTCACTCTGGGAGGTGCGATCCTGGTCCACGACAACCCGTCGGAGCTGGAGTTCCTGTTCCCCGGGCGTAAGGCACGAGACGTCACGGGCACCCGGTGCCCGGTCCGTCCGTGGAAAGATCACCC